CTTCAGCCTCGCGGAGAATACTGATGATCTGTTGGTCGGAAAAACGCTTCTTCATGGGGATGTCCTCATGTGGCTTATGAAGACATTACTAACATCGGGGTGTACTAATCAACTGGGAGCAGGTCACCCCCCGTAAGGAACCCGGTTGCTGAGCATGCCGAACATGTGGTGCAAAAGCATGTTGCCTTCCAGCAGGATCCCGGCGTGATTCCACTTATTGGACTGAACCTGCATGATCACCATATCGCCCGGCATTGCTGGCCCGCTGAATTCCCGAAAACCGCACTCATACCAGCAGTCCTGATAAAAGTTATCCGGATAGTCATTCTCCCACCATGGATAATCCACGCGGTAATCGGTCAGTTCAATCCCGTGCATCTGCCGGTAATAGCTCATGACCAAACCCCAGCAATCCGTGTGACCGAGCACGAACGGTCGCTCGAGTAATGGCAACTCGCCGCGTGGCTGAATGGTACGAAAATCCCCCTCTGGCCAGCTCACGATGTGCCATGGCAATTCGGTTGCGTCGCACTGCGCCTTATCCAGTTCGCTCGGCTGCGTCGTTGCATCAGGATGACTGTGAACTATGGAAATAACCGTTCCCCAGTCTTCGGCATCAGCATAACCCACGGGATCGAGGTGAAAATCTTCGGTGGGGTTAGCTGCCAGATTGGCACAAGGAAAATAACGTTCAACCCGGCTTTTCTGCGCTACCACGCCACAGCATTCGTGCGGGTAGCTCTGCCGGGCATGTTCAAAAATGGCCTGCAGGGTTTTATCACGCATAATCAGCTCTTAATAAGAGAGGTGCCCGGGAAGCCGCCGAACGACAATTCGTTATTTGGCCCAAAGCGAGGTTTGCAGCCAGTGTTCAGCGTGCCATTGCACACGTCGAGCGAGGGATCGCTAACCGGATTACCGTGCTTATCGAAATAGTTGGTACCGGCATAATCGCAGCCATCCCCTGAACGGTATTTGCCACGGATGCACCAGGTGCAGAGAGAATGAAGCTGCCGCGTCGGGATCATCAATCCCTGTAAATCCATCGGGCTGGTCAGCGTGAACTCAACAGAAATGTTGGTTTCCATGCTCTTGCTGTCGATGTAGAAAACCTGCAGCTTTTCCTGACTGGCGTCCGCCGTGGCATTCCCGCCCGCAAAGTTTCGGGCATCGAGGTACTGCGCCAGCGTGTCGTGAATCGTTACCACTGCCTTAAGCATGTCATCGTAAGCCAGACAAAGCGCGGTAATCGACCCGTCAAGATTCGCCACAGTCAGTTTCGGCTGTGCGCCGCTGCCGCTGGTTGAAGCCTCAATGCCTTCAATCTGAACCGGCCACGCTGAATATTCATTACCTTGCCACCAGATGGATTTCGCAGGCAGTTTCGATTCATCTCCACCTGCTGCCACAATTTCGGCTTCGGTATAAACCAGATTGTAATTATGAAATCTGATGACTTCACCGGTACCAAAGGCAGTGCCGTCAACTTCAAAAAGCCGGACAGTGTTTCCCGGCTCGAGTTTTTGATAATCGCTGTTTAATGACATTATGCCCTCGTTGCAGAATAGGCCTGCTCGAACGTTGCTGTGATGGTTGCCTGCAACTTTCCGTTTGGTTGCATACGAATAGAATCAGCGGCTACCCGATATAACCCTTTCTCACCGTGTGGCGGTGTCCAGATAAAGGCCTTGCTGCAATGATTGCGGCAAAAATCTCTGATGGCGAGTGAGGTCACGAGCGGGCCGCGATAGGAATAGGGAAATTTAATCATTTCCGAATTAATACCCTCCTCAGAAATCTGAGCATATCCGTCCCCAAACTGAGCCTTTCTAACCGTCCGGTTATATTCAGTCGAAGGCTGGCTGGCGACCTGGGTGGGCCACGTAAAAATGTCGATTGCCATGGGATACCTATAAAGGGGTTATCGGGTTTTCATTGCATTGAAGAGTTGGCCACCGGGGCGCAAAGCATTGGTGATGTTTTTCTGACAGAACTGATCCAGCATATTCATCATTGCCTTACTCATCTCATCGTTACTGCCAGAGGTTTTAGCGCTGGCAGTACCCTCGTTTTGAAGGATGATAGTGTTATGAAATACAGGACTTCCGGCGCTCATATTTCCTGCAGCGCCAACTGGCGTCTGTCCGCCGCCCACATATCCCCCTGTCGCATAGCCCCGCATCATACGATAGAGATTTGCAACGCCCAGACGGCTGGTCGCTTCCTTGGTGAATACAAACTCCCCGCCGTGAACAATGCCTTTGGGTTCATACTTTCCGCCGTGTCCGGTGTAACCCCCCGCGTCATATTCGCGGATGTAACCACCGTTATAAGCAAGCGGAAGGTTACTATAGCTGCCGCCGGTGATTGCCGTCCCTGCATTACCGCCACCCGAAACGCTTCCCGTTACCCATCCCATGGCTGACTGAATCGCGTAGGCCACCAGCAGACGGTCGATCACATTAACAATCATTTTAAGAATGGATGAGGTGAAGTCTTTGAAACTGGCCTTGCCGGTAGTGACCAGACTATTCAACTGGTCTGTAAGCCCGTTAAATCCGGACTGAGCCACCTGCTGAACGGACGTGAAAACATCCGTTGCAGATTCAGCGTATTCCGCCCAGCCCTGTTTCGCACCCGCGACCCAGTTTGACCGCAGGGCGTCTTCTGCATCATAGGTTTTCTGTTGTTCCTGCAGGACGCGCTGCTGGGCAGAGGGGTTAAACGCATAGGCTTCCTGCAGACGCTGCAGGGTGGCAGCCCGATCTGCCTGACGCGAGGATACGCCCTCCGCCTGGGCATCCAGAGCGGCGCGTTTTGCCGACTGCTGCTGGGCAAATTTGTCCGCCTGGTCGGAAAGTGTATTCAGCCTTTGCTGGGCAACGACCTTATCGCCCAGTACAGCCAGTTGCCGCTTGTACTCCAGCGTTTCATCCTTATGCGCCAGCAGGGATTTTTCCTGTGCAGATAACTGCCGGTTACTGGCTGCCTGCTCAAGTACGGCGTACTGATTCTCGGTTTGCCACAAATCCTTGCGCTGCTGGCTGATAACATCGTTAACGCTGGTATGCTGCTGCAGCACCTTAAGCTGTGCCTGCAGACTCAGTAAGTCCCCCTGCGCGCTGTCTTCTGCCCGGTCTCCCGCAGACGTGGTGACCCGCTGTTTTTTGGGCTCCTGCCGTTTCTTTGCCTGCTCGACTTCTTTCTCACGCAGGGCAATGAGTTTTTGCGCATTCGCGATAGCGGTCGCATCACCCGAAAAGGCAATTTTCCGTGACTGTTCCCGCGCCTCTTTAAGTTTAGCTTCAGCACCTGCAACAGCATCCGTGGCCAGATATTCCTTATTTATCCACTCCACGGATTTCAGTGTTGCCAGGTTCCCGTCTGTCGTGGCTTTTGTGAGGTCCCCCCTTAACTGCTTCGCCTGCTCAAGAACGCCAACGATGGGATCAATAGCACCGCCCAATGCCGCACTTTGCTTGCCTAAATTCACCCCGGAATAATAATTTCTGACCGCCTCTTCCGCGTCCGTCCACGCATCCGGAATACCGAGAACCTTAAGCCGGTGCGCTTCGATCTGGGTGTTGAGGTTGGTAAAATCAGATGAGCCTTTGTATTCACTGACCTTGGCTTTGGCATCCAGATAGCTGAAGCCGACGGCAATCATTTTCCGCGTGGCTTCGTCAGCACCATCTTTTGTGGTGATGAAGAGATCGGCAACGCTTTTAATCGACGCGCCAGAAGAATCGGCAATAGCCCGGATATTTTGCGCCAGCTTTTCCGCTGCACTACCACTTAAACCCAGGGACTCCTGAATAATTTTGCTGGCTTCGGCAATCTCCTGCTGACTTTTATAAACCGCCAGGCCAAGGCTGCCAAAAACGGCAGCAGCGACGCCGATAGCCGCATTGAGCGGCGTAATGTATGTCAGCAGTATTTTGGCAACGTTCCCGACCCCGCCAAACGAATCTTTAATCTGACCGCCCTGCTGAAGGAGGATCAGCCAGGGGCTTTGCCCGCCGGCCAGCTGGGTGGCAATATCGGTGAACTGAGCAGGCAACATCCGCATTGCCGCTTTATATTGCCCGATGGAAATACCCGCACGCTGTGCAGCAAGCTCCTGTTTAGAGAATGCCTGCTGAACCTGCGTCCCGGCTTTCGTCGAGTCCGCCCCTAACCCGGTAAATTGCTTGCGGACATAACTGACCTGTTCATTAAATTTTGCGGCATCAACATCAAGGCTGACGACCAAATCACCCACTGGCTGGGCCATAGCGGACTCCTCCTGACAGACCTTCTGCGATAGCCATTAACTGTTCATCATCGGGATCCGGCTGCGCTTCCACGACGTGAGGTTTTAGCAAACTGAAATGATCCACGTTAAGATCGTTTTCCCCGCATACCAGCGACAAAATATTGAGGTTCAGCGCGGCGAAATGTGCATCAAGCAGCGCATCTTCGAAGTAATGGGACTCATAAAATCGGTGCCATTCCTCCAGATCGCTGGAGGACATATCAGAAAGCATGGCGCGCCAGTCAGGCCGCCTGAACTCACGCGCCAGCTTCATGACAAAATCCTTTTCACGGGTTAGCGCTTTTCCGCTGTTTCCCCTTGGCTGTCGGATCCTTCGGATACTTCGGACACTTCGGATTCAGGAGCAACCTGTTCGGTAGTCTGAGTTTTTGCCATCATGCCCGACAGCACTTTGACCTGGGTATCCGCTTTCCCGATGGCCTCGACCGGCCATGTGCTCATCACCTGTTGCTGAAGTTCGTGAATATCCGGCTTCGGCGACTCGCTGTGCCACAGGGACATGGCGACTACCATCGCACCCGCCCGGATATTCAGCTCAACCAGCGCGGCTGACAGGATTTGTTCGTCGGGCTCATCGTTGGGCAACGCTTTTTCCTGCGCGGCCAGATAATGCAACAGTTCGACGCGCTGCAGCGCCGACAACTCTGACAGCGTGGCGTTTGCCCCGTTGAACTCAAACAGTTCTGATTTTAAAAACATGCTCGCTCCGTTATGCCGCAGTGACGGTCAGTGTGCAGATAGCCACTTTCTGGCCGTCATTGGTCATCACGATGATCTGTGTCGTGCCCGATTTAAGGCCCTTCGCCGTGACGGTATTACCCGATACCGTCAGCGTAGCGACGGTCGGATCGGCAGACGCAACATTAAACGCGCCGTTTGTCGCGCCGTTCGGAAGCACCGCCACTGTGATCACCGCATTTTGTCCGACCACCACGCTGGTGGTTGACGGCGTGACGGTCACGCCGGTCACGGGTACTGCAGCGGTCTGATTGCTCTCGGCCAGCGCCGGTTTGCCCGTATTGGTGATTTTCACCGTCCGGGTGATCACCTCTTTTACCGGCACCGCTTTGCCCAGGCTGCTGATCCAGCCACGGAAGACATCAACAGCGGTGTTGGGATAACGAATTTTGTACCCGCGCACTGCACCATCGTAAAACCAGTTAACCAGATCCTGCTGCCCGCTCTCGCCGGGCTTCCAGGCCAGTGTAAACGACGTATCCCCGGAAGATTTGGCCCCCTGCGCCGTGCCGTTCCAGTCGGCGTCGGCGTCATCGAGGTACGTGTCGTCGTAGGATTCCGCCGTCATTTCTCCCGGCGTCAGCTCCTTGATTTTCGCCAGCCGGGTCCAGTCCTGATCCGATAGCGGATTGGCGTAGGGATCGCCGATGCCGGTGTAAATCCAGAGTGTGGTGCCCGCGCCTTTGGTCGGTTCGAGTTGTGTGGTCATAAATTCCTCACATTAAGTAAGTCAGGGTGTAACGCAGGTCAGCGGAGCCCCACGTCGACATTTCATCATCGCGCTGATAGTCATAGCCTTCGGGAGTGATGTTTTCGATAAGGTCTGAAAGCGCCGGAATGTCACCCACAACGGGGTAAATGTTTTGTTCCATCCACAGGTCGAGATCGGTGTCAGGACTCACCGCCTTAAGAAATACCTCCACGTGAAGCGTCGCCCGCCACTCATCTTCATCAAGGGTTTCCCCCGTAGGTTCAGCCCCGGACAGGTAGACGGCAACGGCGGGCAGGTCTTCAGCGGTCAGAAAACTCGGGCGGCCGTCATACCAGGTGACGGAAGGATCGGTCACCGAAAGTTTCAGCGCATCCAGCACGGCGTTACGGATTTTGGGGTGCTTTATCATCGTTTAATGATCAGCCTCAGTTGATTTTTCAGGGCGGAAGCCATTTCCTTCGGCATATCGCTTTGCATCAGACGGTGAGTTTCTGCGGTATACGCTTCCGTAAGTGGGGTAGTTAACGGTATCTTCACGACCTCAATCGGGTACCGGCTTTTCCCGGAACGCTGGAGCACATGCCACCGGCCGTTAGCCAGTTGCTGAATAAACGCATTCCGAAAGGTAAAGCGGCCTATTTTGAGTACGCTGCCCTGCCCGCGCAGGTTGCCCTGACGGCGTGAAACGCGCATTTGCGCCGCGCCCAGCTTGATGGCCGGTAAATTACCCCGATTGATTTTTAGCGTGGCAACTGGCCGGTTTATCGTGGCCTTTTTCAGTTTTGCACGCTGCATGACCAGCTTTCTCGGCACCTTTGTTTCCTTCGACACCGTGCTGCCGCTGCGACTGATGGCCCGCCCCGCCACCCGGTTAACCGCCTGCGCCGAGGCGCGGGGAACGGCCGTCGAACTGATACTGTTCATATTGGCGATGGCCTGCTCCAGCCCTTTGATGGTCATATTTCCTCCCCTTACTCCAGCCAGATTTGTGGCTTCCCGTTAAACATCTGATGACGGGTGACGATGTAGCTTTCTCCCTGATAAACCACCTGATCGTTACGGTGCGGCCGGTAATCGGGAGAAAAAACCACAACAGACAGGCCATCGCCGCTCACCGGCCCCATCTCGGGCAGAAAATGGCTTTCAACACCGGTGAACACGGTGCCATTAATCACCACCTCCCGCCCAAACCGCGCGGTCGTTACCGCATCCATCCGCGCGGCCAACGCATCAAAGGCGTTAGCCATTGATTTTCACTTCAACAACGGTGCTGCCCGCGGCGGCAGCTTCCCAGGCAATGCCGGCGGCCACGGCATCCGCAGACGCCAGCTGGATTTCACCGTCCGCGATATACACTTTTGTGCCAGCGGGGATCGGATCGGCGGAGACTTTCGGCAGCAGGAATACCCCTTCGGCCATGCCCGTGCCGGTTTCATTCGGGGCAATATCCACCAGAGAGACAACCAGCAGGGAACCCAGTACCACGGGGTCGCCGCTCTCGATCACGGCAGCGCCGGTGTTGGTAATGGAAATCGTCAAACCTTCCTGTACAAAATTCTTAGCCATTGAAAAACTCCAGACGCCCCGGAAGGGGGCGAATTTTAGGTATAAAAAAAGCCCTTACGGGCATTCGGGCAACGCGGGAGGAGGATTACTGGCCGGAGGATTTCACCAGACCGCGGTAATCGAGCGGCGCAACACCGGCATCAATGCGCACTTTCGTCGCAATACCGTCAGAACTGAACCCCTCCTGCTGATCGATGTAAGGCAGCTCGACACCGTTGAGATAAGCCACCTCGATGGTGTCCATACCCTGTGCAGCGGCCAGGTACCAGGACTTGGCACTGTTATCGTCCAGACGCGGTTCACCGATCACCGTCGCAAAATTCTGGATCGGGTTGATGATACCGGCGTTAACGTCGGCGCCTTTCACGCTGGCAGATTTGATGGTCTGGTTTGCCACGGTTTCGAGGGCGGTTGGCACCAGCAGGAACGCCGGGCGGATATTCAGGGTGCGGCCGGTGGTTGGCTCTTTCTGAACGCGCATCAGCTGGCGGCCCGCGTCCAGATTCGTGACGTCAATGGCACCGGTTGCCAGGTTTTTATGATCGCTGCTGAACAACGCCTTACCGTCTGACAATTTCGGGTTGCCGGTCAGTACGGCATACACCAGATCGCCGATCGTGGCTTTCGCGGCGCGGCCCATTTTCATCGGCACGTCGGTCAGCTGGTTCAGATCGTCGTTGATGATGGCCTGACGGGTAATAGAGAAAATTTCACCGTAGGTGGCCAGCGCAATGGTCTCGCTGTTATCGGTGGTCGTGACGTATTTGTATTCCGCCCCTTCGCGTACCTTACGCAGCGACGGGAAGCCGCCCAGCCCGACGCGGTGCGCCGTTTTAAAGTCAGAGAGCTGCCCTTTCTTCGTCCAGGCTTCAAAGGTTTCCTGTGACTCCTCCCAGCCTTGCAGCAGAGATTTGTTCGCCACATCCAGCAGAATATTGCCAAAATCAGAGGTGGTGTGGGTCATCGCCAGCCCCACCATCTGCATCGGGTTATAAGCCGCAACGCCGACCCCGCGCTCGGTCAGCGACATGCGCGCATATTCGCGCAGGGTCATGCCGTTATACACGTTGTCATTCTGCCGGTCTTCGTAGCCTGCGCGCGCCATCAGCGCCTGGCGGATACCGTCGCCGGTGAAATTCCCGTTGTCGGCATAAATATGCGCATTGCCGCCGTTTTTATTGGACGGTGTAGCGCCTTTTCCCAGCATCACCAGCAGCTTGTCCTTGGCCTGATCGACCGTGCAGTCGATATCTTCAATGCATGACGCCTGTAATTCCTGATGGCGGCCGCCAAACATCGCGAACAGGTCTTTGATCCCCGTCACACGTTGTTTCTGGGCGGCAATGACCTGATTGCGGATGGCGTTTTCATCCAGTGCGGCAGGTTCAGTCACGGCCACCGGCGCCGGGGCTGGTTGCGGATTAGCCGGTGCCTGAGTCGTCGCTTTCGGCTTGGTGATCATGTTTTTCAGTGCGTTTGGCATAGCGTCGAATTCCTCGATACGTTTTGAATTAATGCGGGCCATTGCCTGCACCGCGGTAGAAATCTGGTCAGCAAAACCGTGCTCAAGGCACTCCTGCGCGGTCATCCACGTTTCCTCACCCAGCATCAGGGCAAGTTCGTCAGGGGTTTTGCCCGTTTTTTTGGCATAGGACGGGATCAGCACGGCCTCGACCTTGTCCAGCAGATCGGCATAGTCGCGCATGTCGTTGGCATCGCCGCCGGTGATCCCCCAGGGCTTGTGGATCATCATCATGGCGTTTTCAGGCATGATGATGGGATTGCCCACCATGGCAATCACCGAGGCCATTGAGGCGGCAAGACCGTCGATATACACGGTTTTGCTCGCCGTATGGCTGTTAAGCAGGTTGTAAATGGCAATGCCGTCAAAGACATCGCCGCCCGGCGAGTGGATATGCAGATTGATATGGTCCAGATCGCCAAGCGCTTTCATGCTGCTGGCGAACTGGCGGGCGGTCACGCCCCAGTAACCAATCTCGTCATAAATATAAATATCAGCAGTCTTGTCGCCACTGGCCTTCATGCGGAACCAGCTTTTGTCCCCCGCGGAGGCCTTAGGTGACACACCCAGTTTATTTCTTCGATTCTTTCGCACTGGCTTCCCCTTTATCGTTTGCCGGGTCCGTGTCAAAGACCAGACCTAACGTTTTGTTTTCGTCGACTTCCGCCTTGCGGCGGCGTTTTACATCGCCCGGATTCGCGCCGCGCGCCCTGACCCAGTCCCCTTCCGTTGCCGCACCGCCACGCAACAGCACGCGCCAGGAATTGGCCTCTTTCATCGGGTCAATCCACGGCATCACCGGCCCGCTGTAGACCGCATTAAACAACGTCGCCATGTCCACATCGGGCGGAACGTTGATCACGCCCGCCGTGATCGCCATCTGCAACCAGCTGCGATACATCGGTCGGGTCACGGCCGCAATAAATGCATCCTGAAGAATGCCGTAGCCTTCAAAGGACTCCACCAGCTCCTGACGCTGGGAACTGTAAGTGCCGTTGTAATTACGGGAGATACTGGAAAAGCTGCTGCGGCTGCCGGCGGCTACCGCCCTGAGCTGCCCGTTGCGGAACGTCTCAAGGTTGGGATTCGGCCGGTCCGATTTAATCATTCCGATTTCTTCGCCGGGCTCCAGTTCATCAAAGAGCATCCCGGGTTCGATGTTGAGCTCGCGGGGGTCTTTGTCATTACCACCGGCATCACCGTAGGATTGCCCGTCGCCTTTTTTCACGTACATGCCCAGCGCAGCGGCAATACGGGCGGCCGTCAGTTCAGAGTCTTCATACTCTTTCAGCGCGCTCAGGCGGATCAGGATGCCGGACAGCAGGCTGTTTCCCCGGACCTGATGAAGACGGCGCATGAATTTGAGGTGCATCATGCCGTCTGCAGCGATTTCCTTGGTATTGCCCAGTGCAACGCCTGATGTCACCAGATTTTTGTAGACGACATACTTTGTCGGGCATCCCCAGTTGTTGAGATAGATCCCCTGACAAATCCCCTTCCCGGTATCGTTCATCTCCAGCGGTATGTAGTCCGGTTCCAGCGCCTCGACCCAGAAAGGGATGTTCGCCGTCGGGGTGAGTCCGGGCGCGGAACCCCGTACCATCTGGCCGAAAACCTCACCGTCGCGCAGCCAGGTTCTTGCCATCAGCCGCTCAAGAACGGGGCGGGTAAACTGTCCGGTAACGTCGGGGGAAATAGACCATTCTGCCCACGCTGCACGGATCTGTTTAGAGAGTTCATCGGCGACCAGCCCCGTTTTCAGGATGGGCTGGGGGTCAACCACAATTCCTCGCGCGCCGACGATGCGCTCTTCGAGTTTGTCCAGCAGGCCAATCACCAGATCGTGATTATTGTCCAGCCAGCGCGCCTGCTCCCTGATCGACCGGCCCGCAAACTGCGTGAGCTGATTTGCATTGCGGTTTTCCCGCTTCGCCCGGTGCGTGCGCGTTGGTAATGCCGCCTCGTAGGCATTGATTGCCACACGGGACCGCAACCGGGAGGCTTTCCAGCCCGGTGAAATCAGGCCAATGGCATCATCAATCAGGCTCATCGCGGGAACCTCGCCAGCCGGTACTGCGGTCGCCCGCGCTGCGCCGCCAGCAACGTGCTTAACCGGCGCTCCCAGGCTTTCCGCCCTTTCTGGATTTCACTGAGGTTCTCCATCGTCATGGACTGCCCGTTAAAGGTGATGGATTTCCCCTGCAGGACGGCGCGTTCAGCGGTCATATACTGCTGGATCATGTCTTCAATATCGGCCTGATTCATACCCAGCCTCCTGATGTCGATGGCGCCCAGGCAGAAGGTTTATCCTCTGTCTTGGCGCGCGTTGTTTTCGGTTTTTTGTGATTACTGCTGGCTGGCATGGCTTGGGGATCTGAATGCGTGCTGGGTGTGGATTGCTCAAAGGGCTGTGCCCATGAAGGCGGTTTTTCCCAGTTTATCCGCTCGTACCCGCGCAAAATCACCAACGCATGGGCGTATACCATCAGGTCGAACGCCTCGTTCGCCCCCTTACCTGGCTTCGTCCATTTGCCGTCAGTGCCCCTTTCTTCATAGGTCAGTTCGTCATAGAACCACTCCCCCAGCCAGTCAGGAAAGTGAACGTAGTTAGCCCCCGGCGTAACGCGCTGAAGCGCGTTACTGATCCGGTCTTTGAGCATATTGGTCTGTAGCAGGTAGAGCGGGACGTCGCCGCGGGCTTCCGCCCGGCGGTTAGGACGGTCGGTATTGTCCGGCAATGACTTGGTGATCAGCTTGCTGCGCGTGGTGCTGTCTCCTTTGAAGAGATAAACACGTTTGTGTACGCCATCGCGGCGGCATTGGCGCCAGAACTCATAGGCATTACCGGTCACGCCGTCTTCACCGCCGGAGTCCACGGCCATCGCCAGCACGGGCATTGATATGCTTGGATTGCTGTTGAGTGGCCATGTCTTATCCAGCACGTCCGTGCGCAGCAAGTCCCAGTCTTCCAGGTATCCAGCAGGATCAATAGGCAGGCTTTCACCATTAGGCCCCGTACGCATCGACTGTTTGATGTTGTACCGGTCGACAATCCACCGCTCGCCGTGCGAACCATAACCAATCACCTGCACCACAAAGCGCCGGTTGCGCCCGCCCTGCACGTCAACGGTCGCCACCAGAAAACGCACGCCGTCGGGCACCGTACGCTTGGTCACCACGGTGGCGCGGGCCATAAGCGTTTCGGATTTCCGCTGCTCGACGCTGGACTGAGGAATATAAGGCAGGCCCCAGTCCGTATTGATCACTGCTTTCAGGGTTTCTTCGCTGCTGTTGGCCTCATAATCCTGCTGGGCAGAAAGCAGCTTATAGACCAGTTGAGACAGGGTCTGATATGCCGCTGCGGGGCCTTCCATCCAGAAGGAAGCAATACGGGAACGTCTCGCGGTACCCGTAATCACACCATGACGGTCAATCTGCTCACCGTCGCGCAGCCAGACACCTTTCTGATTAAGAGCGCGCTTCTGGTCTGCTGTGACTTTTCCGCGGCAATGTGGGCATTCAATGAATGCCGCCTCACTGGCGACAACAGGGTCGACAATATTCTGATAGCCCTGCACCACATCTTTCGCCGGCTGGAAGTATTCGCCGCAGTGCGGACAAGGCCAGTACCAACGGCGGCGATCGCCGCGGTTATATAATGAAAGAATGCCGGTGGTCGGCGGTGCTTCATGAAGTGAACCTCGCCGCCACTTGGTGTCTGTGACTTGACGGCCTGGCGAACTCTCCACCAGCGTCATGCCTGATGACATAAATGTCGTGGTACGTTTTGAGGCCAGAGTGAACGCATCACCCTCACCGTCAATGTCTTCCGGAAAGCGGTCGTAATCCGTCAGTGCAACAAATTTATAATCTGATGACGACATAACATTAATAGAGGGCCAGCCTATTTTAAGGAATGACCCATCACGAAATATTTTGTCGTGCACATTGTTATCATTGCGACGTGGGCTGAGTCTTTTTGCCACTTCTGGGCTACTGCGGAAAGTACGATCAAGACGCTTTTTGCTGTGCTCTCTTGCCTTCTCTTCGGTCATCTGAACAATAAGCATGTCAGATGGATCACAAACAATACTGTACACAGCCCATCCATCAATCAGCCCGATGGTTTTGCCGGTACGGGCCGGGCCAACAAATATCACTGCGTCATATTCCCTCGAAGCCAGCATGTCCATAGGTTCGACAACATAGGGGGCAACATTAGGATCCCAAGGAACGGAATTACCAGCACCTTTAGGCACTCGCATATATTTATGTACAGCTGAAGATACCTTTATACGGCGAGGTGGTCGGAGGATGAGTGAAATATCCTGACCTATCTTTTCCGCTGACGCGTATGCCATTAATCCTCCTCGGCAATCACCTCCCCTTTATCTCTCATAAGGTCAATAGCGCAGGCGTGATACGATCTTTCAGATAGCGTCGTTCGTAAATCATCAATTGATGCCTGAACTGCAGATACCGCCTGGGGTGTTAAAGCACAATCACGTTCTAAAATATCTGGGATTGTCTCAAGTACCTGAACTACTGCTTTTGTCATCGCGGAATAGACTGTTACTACTTCATTCACGGGTATTAAGTTGCGTTGTTCCTTTTCCAGCTTGATACGCTCGTTTTCCGACTGGAACCAATCCTTACGTTCTTTCGGGATCATGAGTGAAGGATCATGCCTAATGTCTTCATCAGTTTTACAGGTGCCAGCGAACAAAACAGGGGCAACATCTTTAAGTGCATAGGTCGGATTACCACGAGAACTCCCCGCAGCCTGAATATCATTTTCAACAATTTTCTTTCTGACTGTTGCCCTATCCATTGAAAATGCTTCAGAAATCTTGGATATACTCCAATTAAACGCCTCAGCAAGATCACCCACCTTTTCCATCACCACCTCACACAATCACCTCAATACCTAAAATATCTTTAAAAACAAGACACTAAAGAATTTCACATGGTGAAGATGAATTTTATCCCCCTCAGATAGGCCAATGTTTTTTTCTGAAATATCATTGTGATACATCACCTGCTGATGATGCGATCAAAATACGAAAACTAGCCGTTTTCCGCGAGTCCGCCGCCCCGTGGCAAGGCCCCCTGTCGGGAGTACCTTTCACTGCTAATCATTTCATTTGAAACTATATTCGAGGCTATGCATACCCTGCAACCCAAATTGCACGCAGATGCATACGGGACACCATCAATAGTGACCTGCATAGATCCTCCGCAAAGAAAATTAAAAGAAGTAATAAAATGGATTCACATCCGCCCCGCAACAGAGTTAATTTTAATTGCTGTTACATTTTCATACACACAGAAAAGGAAACGAAATGGCTATAACAACATGCCCAAAATGTCCTTCAACCACCTTTGAAATGAAAGAAGGAAGGGTTAATGGATCTAAATACAGGCTTTTCTTTATTCAATGCTCAAGATGCGGAGCTGCAATAGGAGTTCAAGAGTTTTTCAACTCCGGAGCATTGCTTCAAAAAATCGCTGCAAAGTTGGGAGCCTAGATTTTTGATGTTTTCTAAGGCGCTGATATGAGCGCCTTATGTTTAAATTCTTACACCTAGTGAATACTGCATCGCTTCTGGGCTTCAGCGGCATAGCCCTGAAGGTATTGGATCACTTCGTCGTCTCTGCTGGTTGACTCTCTGAGACGGAGAACAGCTGATCCACCTGCTGGCGTGAGGTCGATTTGTACTGCATCGCCCAGGCTGCCGCTGCCGGAAGTGCTGTTCCCGACGAGTTGGCAGGTGGCAAGGTTTGCTGCGGCGATTCGCACCCGGCGAGTACCAGCAGCAACATCAGCGCGCAATTTCTCATTTTTAGCCTGTTCATCTGCCATTTCCTTCGTGTGCTTAGCGTCCAGTGTCGCCAACGCAATCTGTGCCGCTTCTGTACGCTTCTTCTGGTTGGTCAGGTCAATCACTGCCTGCTCGCTTTGTTTCTTCAGCTCTGCGGTGTGAGTTTCATTCAATCTGGAAACATCAGCATCCCAGCGTAGCCCTTCAACCCACCAAGTGAGAGCAATACCAGCCAGGAAGGCCAGTGCAATCGGCAAATTGTTATTCATCCAGCCCCCAGCATGTCAGTTCGCTTTCCTGATCACGTCGTAGCACCTGACCGAGGCAATTATTCGCACGTATATTGCAGTCCTTGCCACCGTCCCTCACCCAGCGTTTTATCTCCGAGCAGGCACCGCGTTTATCACCAGTATTAAGTTTGCGGTAGAACGTCGAAGTAAAGCATTTCGCCGGACCGATGTTGTAAGGGCAAAAAGAAGCGATTCCGGCAATTTGTGGCTGCGTCAGCGGGACGGTGACGTTTCCCTTTACCCAGGCAATCGCCTTATCTGACTCCAGCTTATTTACCTGGGCGCATTTCGCTGCTGTCAGCTTCATTCCCTTGTAAACAAGACGGCCATCAACACGGGTTGCGCCACGGCAAATAGTCCAGCCGCCCACGCCATCTTGATAAGCAGTCAGGCGATTACCTTCCTTTTCATCAAGAAACTGGCCGAGGATCGCTGAAGCACCGGCACCAGAAATAATCAGAGCAATTACAGCTTTGCTGAGTTTGCTTTTGATACCAGGCTGAGTTGCCATCATTCACCTCTGAGTGCTTTGCGGCGGTCTTCTTTAATTTTGAAATAAAGGTTTGTCAGGTATGTGAGGAGCGCAACAGCTATACCTGCCAGCACACCTATAGCGTTCCACTGATCCGGACTAAATGCGTTCAACAGGCCGTTCAGGACGCTACCGGCAGAGGCTCCGTACGCAATGCCTGTAGTCAATTTGTCCATTCTCATAATCTCCCCCTCCGGTTGTCCGGTTGGGTGCGTAGTAGTGAGGGGTTTAGCGGCTCAGTCCGTTTGCGAAAGGATGAGTGGTTAGCTGATTGACTTGCCGCCAAAACGAGAAAAGGCCACCAAATTGGCAGCCTCAAAAAAGCAAAAACCCGCACATTGGCGGGTTCAAATAACTTCTGTAATTAAAGATGTAATGCCTGCCCCACCCGGCGCTTATCTCCGGCACTCATAATGGCTTAGCTCTTGAAGGGGCGAATTCATCATCTCAGATTAATCCTGATGACATTTAACAATATTTGCGAATTTAACCATTTTTAGACCAATAAAATACAACATTGTGATCCAGCCCCAGGAATCAGCGAACGTGGTGATACCTGCTCGGACATTAATAAACCTTTATCGCTGCGAGTGTCCTCACAACCGAATTTAGGGTATAAAAAAGGCTGCGAATCGGCAGCTTCTAGAAAGTGCTTTATAGTGACGGCACTACTCAATAAGGACATTTATATGAAAAATAAAATCTTCGTTGTCTTAATGCTCACCGGCATGTTCACCAGTTTTTCAGGACTTGCGGAACTCTTGCAGTGCAGTATCAACGTCGGCAATCTCTCCGATTGCCAGCCATATCCATCAACGAAAAATGCCCCTCTACTCAGAAGCGATGGAAAGGTATCTTTATGCGAGATTAATAGCGGACAGGTTGGCTCATGCTCATCAAATTATGACGGTGAAATAGTCATCAAGAGAGGTAGTGGTTACTCTGAATGCAATGTTGAGTATGGCGAACTGAAAGGCTGCACTCCTCCTGTTTATTCTGGCTCAGCGATTATTGATACTAGCCAGGAATAAGGGTAAAGCTCTTCGGTAAGGGCATTAACCCCTTTAACTGGCCGGAAATGTACCAGCTTACCAAGCCGATGCTCTTACCTGATGTGCAGAAACGAAAAAGCCCCGCATTTTTGCAGGGCTCTCAAAGCTTTTCTAGGTGCTCATCTACTGAAACGCCTATGATTTAGATAAATTACGCCAAGTTCGGACAAAATATCAGAAGTGACCGCCGCCGACTGCGCATAATCTTCAAACGCCATTTTTGCCATAATGCGTAGGCATTCAGCCATGCGCCTCCCTGCGACTTTGCCGATATGCTTCGGTGCGTGCTGTTGGGCGTACTGCGTCAGCATGCCGACCGCTATCGTTCAATCCTGCTGGCTGATACCGGCTCAGACATTGATAAACCCCTTATCGCTGTTGGTGTCCTCACAACCGAATTGAGGGCATAAAAAAGCCGCCCGTAGGCAGCCCGTTAGAATATTCATTTTGACTATTTAACAATGCCGAACAGCTTTGCCCACTCTTCTATCTGGGATCGATATATGAATTGAACCGACTGCAGGGAGTAACCACCCTCGCCTTCTACAATTTGTGCAAGGCAAGGAAATTCTTTTGGCGCCTGACGCAGAATTTCTCTTTCAAGCTCGTCAGGTTCGAAAACCGAAGGAAACTCCTCATCCAAATGAAGGTAGCCTTTTACTATCCATTCTCTGTATTCAAATTCGTTATTCAGTAGCTTCATGCCAATGGTCTCATGTGATGTTTTACATAAGATAGCAGGCATCCAGCAAACGAACGATGGTGATGATTATCTTTTACGCCCTCTTGTGATTTACTTAAGCAAAACTCAAGCGTACATTTTATTTTACAGGTATACCAAGAGGTCTCCTAAAGGAGAGATTTCCTTCATTTTATTGAATATACATTGTTTTAAATAGGATGAGCCTATGGATATTAAGACAGTTCTGGAGAATTTGAGCTGCTCAGCTTGCCGATGCGAATTTTTCATATACCCAAAAAACTTTAATGTCGAAACAAACTTCGCTGAGTTTAGTTGCGCATCTTGCGGCCATGAAGTTACCAAAAGCGAACTTCTCGAGCTATTGCAAACTGGTGAGTTTAAAAAGCCGAAGAAACTGATCACATCCATGTTGTAGTGTGCTTTCTCATCCACACAGACTGAAAGGCAAATTTGGCTGTTGCAGTGCCGGGTGCCTCCCGGTGAACCGTTGGTAAGCTAACCGTGGTTCGCTGTCTTCACTACGAGGGGGTTAGCTTATTAGCCCTACCGCATAGGTAAGATTCACCGCAACTTCATAAACATATCATATGCCTATAAAAGACAAAACCCCGGCGGAGCGAGGTTCTGAGATTGTCTAAGCTTTGTGACTACGTGACCACTCTTAACAGGTTACAAGAGTTTTTGCGTAGCGCACTAGAACTATTTTAAGCGACTTTCGCCACTCTAATTTTCTGGGTGTAGGCGTCCATTTCCAGCACCGCGCCGGTCATCGCCAGACAACCATCCACGAATCCTTCAGCAACCTGCAGTTGCTGGCGGATCAGGCCTTCACTCACCTTATACATCTTCGCTATTTTCCGTTTCGACAGACCAAAGCGGTAATGCAGCATGATGAGCGTCACCTCCTCTGGTTTACGGACGGCGGCCAAGCGGCCTACCGCAGCGTCTACTATCAGGCCATCATTATCACAGCAGGATTCGACCTTGCTGGATTCAGTCGGCAGCAGGCCTTTGAAGCCCGCGGCAATCGGTGACCAGCTCACGCCGGAATTATCGCGAGCCCAAACGCCGTACCGAGCCAGTACCAGTTGAATATCACGCATTATTCTCTCCACACTTATTTTTGCTTGGCGGTAGCGATAACACCAGTTGCCAGCGCGCGGTCTAATGTCTTCAGCACCAGAAATTCCTGTGTGCCGTGTTCTTCTTCCCAAGCCTGGGTATTCGCATGAAGTGAGTCGTGACACCGTCTGCACAGCGGGATCACAAACAAGTCATGCGGTTTTGTTGCCATTCCGCCAAATCCATTGCCGGTGATGTGGTGCGGATCATCGGACCCGTTACCGCAGGCACAGCACGGCTGGCGCTTTACCCATTGAGTGTATTTCGTGTTTTCATACCGGCGGCGCTTCGGGCGAAGCATGAAAGATTCTGGAGTTTCCGGATCAACGGCCAGCGCCAGCACCGGTTTGATATTGCTCACCATCACTGCCCGAGGATCTTGTTCGCTAGGGTTAATGTCGGATTCTTTCAACTGCGTGCCCGGAGGTTGGTATTTCATGCCAAGCGCTTCGCATATGATTTCCTCCGGCAGTTGCGCCGCCAGCCCCTTACTCGTTGCCCACCAGCAAAGTTCCGGCAGGGTCAGTTGATGTCCAGCGGACAATCGGGAACGCTCGCGGATAGTCTCAGTCACAAATTCAGTGGTATTCGACAGTGCTGCGGCATCGAGTTTTACCGATTCTTTTCCGTGATATTCGTTGTCATGGGTCCAACACAGAGACACAACACCACGTGCCCGGCGAGACTGCACCACTTCATGATGATGGTATTGGCCACCAAAATCAGTGCACTGGCAGCCTCGGTTACGCTTAACCCACAATGTTAGCGCACCCCACCCGCCGACAAGATTGATAACTCGCTCTGAGGCCAGAAATCCAGACAGGCGCGGATCTCGCGATAGTGGCTGAGCCTCCACCGGTACCAAACCGTCCGCCGCCCCGCGCAGATCCGCCGGTTCATCGGTTATTAGCAGGCGTTTGCCGCTGAAATGCTGCAGCATGTCACCTGGCGGCCGCAATAGCACAATCCCCAAATCCCTCTGTGGATATGGCTTTAAGAGCGCTCTCATTCAGCTCTCTCCCCAGCTTTAACCAGGCGGCTCAGTACAGCATCGGCATGTTCCCGCGCAGCGGTGTAATCAGTGGGATGTAGCTCCCCCGAAGGGGAGACCGCTGTCAGCCAGCCGCTGTAAGCAGAGAGCCAGATTTTCTGAAATTCGTTCACGCAGCCACCTCCTGCAGGTAAACGATGCCAGCGGAGATCTGGTGTTTAGAAGTTGATAGTGGTGTTAGTGCCTGATAATGACCTGCCAACACTTTTACGCGAGAGTTCCGCATAGGGGGAATAGTAGTGAAGCTCGCCGGTACCAACTCGATATCGTTGAATGGGTTTTCATTCCCCCAGTGATGCCAGCCTGAAGCTTCTCCACGGCTAAAAAGCTCGATGCGTGAAACTTGCCCGTAAAGCTCTTCTAGGCGAAAACGCACCTCTGCTGGCTTTTCGCTGTGCTCACCGCGGCAACTGTAAACAACCTGCTTAATGCTGGCGTTGAGGCGCTCGAGACCTGAACCGCGAACGGCGATCAACACATCTTCTGTGTTGCCACGCGTGTAGTTTCCGCCATTCATCACCGTTTCCACGTTCAAAGTATCCATAAAGTCTTCGAAATCGATCATGGTCTGTTCTGCCAGAGCCCGCTCTATACGGCTACGTGCCTGCTCATAGAGTTTTACCCACGTAAATCCCTTCATGGTTTTCACCTTGAAGCCCCATGCATGCGCCAGCTCTACCGCTTCCGAAGCAAAGTTGCCGGTGTACCACATCGCCAGAACTGCGTTTTCATCTGCAATAGACCAGACCGGAAGACGCTTCATTTCCTCAACCGCCATAGTGCTGTAGTGGCCACCCGCCGCGCCGTTACTTATCTTGTTGGAATACTGCCAGGCAGGATCTGCATAAATCAGTTGATAACTCATAGCGCCTCCGATTTAGGGGCGATACGGAAGTTTTGATCGAAGTTTTTAGTTTGAAAACATGACCAGCGCCCCGTATGTAGGGCATAACCGCATACTTTGTTTTCGTCCCGGTAAACCACATTGAATTTCTTATAAAACCTAGGTCTCACTTCAAGGTATAGGCCCAGCTCTTCAGGAATCGCCGATAAATTAATTTTCTCGCCGTGGTTCATTGGTGGTGTGGTGTAGACAGGGATAATTACTCCGCCGTGGGCGTTTTTGCATTTGATGGCATCAACTTCTTCCAAATAAACATCAAGTTTAAACGTAGAGTTATATCCATCTGTGAGCGGCCGACTAATGACGTAATAATCAGGCTTGGCCTGCTTTGCTGCTATTGCTATGCGTAAAAGTGGGATGATTTCTTGAACATCAAATAAACCATTTCCGTATGAAGTTGCTTTGGCCATTGAAAGCAACTCTTCCAACCTTCCTTCGCTGAACTGCCCCAAATAGTTATTCATAACACCCCCCTGCCCAGAAGTACTGCCCATAGGTTTGTGTTCAAACTCAGCACTGTTTTCAGCCAGTGTTTTCACTGGGGCTATATCCGATTTTTCGGCCGTCGGTTCTACGACTTGTTTTGGCTCTTCGCTCAGTGAATATGTTTTCTTCCCGGCACAATGCCCAGTAACAATGTGGAACTGAGGCTTTTTGCTGATCGTATTAATCGTAGATGACATCGAATGCCCTGACGGAATAAAACCGGCATATTCGATTAACGATCCTTCATTATCCGAGCAGGTGCGCGGAGTGCGATCACGCATGAGCCCTACTATGACTAATTGCTGATGGTTTTTTTTCATGCAGATTTCCCCTGCTGCCGGCGCTGAGCACATTCTTTCCAGATGCGATTCCAGGTACTGATCGCGAAATCACTGCGCATGCCACGCACACTGGCTTTACTTGCCTCGGTACAGACCAGTTTTTCCAAATCACTTGGGGCTTTGCTCGCCGCAACACCGCTGATAAACCGGCGATAAGCTGAATCACGTTCAGAGGTATCAACGGCCACTTCGCCGCGGTCCCACTTCCCGTTTTTGCGGGCTGGGCGGCCAGCACGATTCCAAGCATTGGCACCTTCGAGATAACCCGGGAACTTGGAAGGCTGGAACAGCGTGGACGGGCGCAGATACTCGGCCATTTCCAGATCGCCGCCCCATTTGGCATGCATGTAATCAACGGTCAGTTGCTGTTCTTCAGGGGTGAAGCCTTCACGCAGTCTGGCGCGGATGTTATCCAATGAGGATTTGCTGACCTGATAACGTGAGCCGGTGGTCTGATTCAGGTAGTTCAGAACCTGTTTAGCCTGATCAGTAATTTCAACCTCGGCGTCGGTCTGCGCAGCAGGCTGACAAAGGGGTTTTATATCTGATGGATCTTGTTTTGAATTTACTAACGGATCCCCCCCAGATTCTGGCGGGTGAAAACCGGTATTCGCGTTGGATTTTGATGCATCGGATTTTGACCGGTCAGAATTTGATGTGTCAGATTTTGATGCGTCAGAATCTGACGGTTGAGCGGCAGCACGAAGCTTCGCAATATTCAGCTGGTACATGTTCGATGTGTTGCGGTTTCCCTTACGGCGCTGAGTGCTGGTGATCCAGCCGTCAGCCTCAAGTTTGCCCAGCGTAGTGCGCACAGTGCTTTCACCAGCGCCCAACTGACGAGCAATGGTGGTAATCGACGGCCAGCACAGGCCTTCGTCAGAACTGAAGTCAGCGAGGCGCGCCATGATGGCCACCGCCGATATTTTCAAACCGGCAGCAGCGCAACCATCCCAGACGTATGCGGATAACTTAACGCTCATAAGACCCTCTTAAATTTTCGCCGGAATTGTTCAGTAGGCTGGGCGCACTCATGCGGGTAACCGGCACGCATGAAGATGACGCGATCCCCTGCTCTGTCGAAGCCCACGACGTGTACCACAACGCCCCGCCAATCTTTGTAGTGCCTGTCCAGCGTTTGGATTTCTTCAGACATGCAGTCACCTTCCGGCTTCTCACCCTGACGTAACCTACCCACCACCGGACGATCTGGTAGTTGCACGGTACCCAGTGGCCCGATACCATCACTTCGTACGACAAAGCTTGTTTGTTGCCGCCAGTCGCTTTGCAGCGCATTTGCGGGACGCCAGCTTTTATGAGTAAACTGTTCATGCGTTAATTACTCCACACACGTTTTTAATGCGCCGACGCCTCGGGACTGCACTCCTGAGGCGTCAACCCTTTCATGCAAAGCCACAACTGACTTCACATACTCATCGCGCGCAGATAAGTGCTTGAAATGCAGCGCCATAATCTCGGCCTTCTCGTTCTGATCAATCACGCCGTCATCTGCAATAGACGTGTTGATTTGCTGATCCACCTTCCCGCTCTTTGCAGCCACCTTTACGCCCTTAATAAACAGATCAACGTGGTCCAGCTCATCGCGATTTGGGATTTCAACGAACAAGCCACCGCGCCGCTGGGCGAAGTAATCCGCCAGATGATTAGTGCCGCTGATGTCTTCCATCGCTTCCAGCTCGGCAATTTCGAAAAACCGGCAGCCGTTCTTTTCGTAAAGATTGTTGTTGAACTGCGTTTCAGTCATGCCCAACGCGCCAGCCATAGCAGATCGACCACCGGGATAGGCTTTGCACATCACTTTAACTACTGATTTCAGGTCTACCATTTCTCTTTTCCTTCGGTAGTTTTACGATTTTCATTTCTGATGCTTAATTGCAGGAACTACTGAAAAATGTCTGGGCGAAGCCTTTCACGAGAAATTCCGGTTAGTGTTTCGATAAAAACAACATGCTTGGATGGCGGTTTCTTTTCGCGGTGCAACCAATTCCAAACCTGCTGTTGCTTAATCAAGCCATTAGCAGCAGATGAAAGTTTTCGCGCTAGCTCGGATTGCCCTCCAGCAATATCAATTGCTTCCTGTAAGGCTTTTTGTTCGGGGGTCATATCTTTTCCTGCACCAGTTGTTGAAAGTTGTTAACAGTGAACATTATACAACTACAACAACTTTTATCACAACTTTAGGGTGTTGGAAACCTAAAACATAAAGTTGTAGGCTCAACAAAATTAAATGGAGGAAAGTTGTGAGCACACTTGCAGATAGAGTAAGAATTGCCAGGGAAAGGGCTCGCATGAGTCAGCAGCAATTAGCAGACAAGGTAGGCGTGTCGCAACAGTCCATCGCCAAAATTGAGCGTAGTGATACAGTTCAACCTAGAAAAATCAAACAATTAGCTTTAGCTTTAGGTGTAAATGTTCACTGGCTCCAGTATGGTGATATTGAAGAAAACGCTGAAGATATAGGTTTGATTGTCAAGGAATGGGAGAGTACCAATCCTGATCCTTATATTTTTGCTGAAATCCCCGTACTTGATATTGAATTATCTGCCGGATCTGGTTCTGAAGCCGAAATCATCGAAACAGAGGATAACACCTACCCTTTAAGAAGGGAGGAGCTGCGTGCGGCAGGGGTTAGCGTTAATGATGCAAGGATGGTAAGGATTCTGGGGAATAGCCTGTATCCAGTCCTGACAAATGGCGATAAAGTAGCCGTTGACACTTCGCAAGCGCATCCCATTCGTGATGGCGATTTGTACGCCATAAGAGACGGGGTTTTATTACGAGTAAAAATTCTTGTTACGCTACCTGATGGCGGGCTGATTTTGAAAAGTTATAATAAAGATGAGTACCCGGACGAGGTACTCACCTATCCAGAAAGAAAATCACGAATCCATATTATCGGCAGGGTTTTTTGGTCATCCCGCCGCTGGTAGATGCTTTAAAAGTGTTTCTTCACCCAAAATTTTTATGGGTATTAAACTTTCGTCTCTATAGGCGATTGCCTTTTCGATTTTTCTTCCGTGACTGGCAAATCGCCAGTCTCTCGACGAACCCATTCCTATAATGAGGTAATCGAGATTTTTATTAATGTTATCTTGCACTTTTCCGCCCATCTTTGTGATGCGGTCTGATATTACACTTCTTTTACCTGAAAAGAACTCACCTGTTAAACAGAAGTTTTTTTCCTTAAAATCAATCGATTCAATCAAGTCTATTGGCAACCTTGTTGATAACCCATCGACCACGCCAGATTCTAAGTCACATCCAGTAAATGCAACGATCGCGCTGTGAAGCGTTTCGCTTTCTTCACTGGTTATCGCACCATCCTCTAAAATATTTTTTATTAGTACATACAAATCTTTACCTGGGTAATCATTCTTCAATGCTGCATTTTGAGTTATCCACCAATCGAGATAACGAATTTCCTCATCAGACAATGATTTATCAGAAATTAATCCTTTGCACAGGCCAGTCAATAAATTCAAATCTGATTCGGTTGAGTAGAGGTCTAATGATGGAAGATCCATTAAATCACTCTGTATTTTTGGAAGTAATTTTTTTATTTCTAATAATTCATCTTGGGTAACTTTCCCGTCATTAAGAACGGACTCAATACGATGCTTTAAAAGCTTAATGCATGCATTTCGTTCAAGCATCTTCGCTTCCAGCAACCAAGCCCCCAAGTAAAGAACTTCAGTTTCATTAACCTCACCATCAGCCAGAATGCCGTCAATAATACTAATCAGATTAGTAACTAATTTATCTCTATTTCTTTTGTAGTTGAAAACAAAAAGCTTATCTTCCATAACCATCCCCCTAGTTGTTTCTTACATGGTTACACTTCCAGAGCACCACAATCAAACTACATAAAGTTGTTGACAAGAATGCAGCTCACAACTAAATTACAACTTAAAGGTGTTATGGCATACAGCAACATGAACACTACAAGTTAATGAGGTATCAGGATGGATAAACAAGAACCGAAAATTATTGGTTTGGGGTCTTCGAATGAAGAGTTAATTGAAGAAACTGTTTCTGAAATCTTGCAAAAGCATGCGCACCAAGTAGCCGCCTTTTTGGAAGGCGGCGAGATTACCAAAATTAATCTCTTATCTTCGGATTGAAAGCTTCAATTCGGTTAATAAGCAACTTGGTTGCCGAGGCAACGGCAGGATCCTTACCTTTATAAGCTTGAGCATGACGATTTAGATTTTCAATGACGTCGCTCTTTACTGTGGGTAAGGCGGTTGAAACGGAATGAAGCGCTACCGTGAATGCGTTCTCAAGAGCTTCAATCCTACGGGCTAAAGTGACTAAATTAGTCGAAGCGTTTTCCACCTTCATTTCCTTCTTGGCTGTGTGAGAACTACCAAGATAACACCGCCGACTGAGGTGGAGAAGTGACCAGGCATACAACGGCAAGAACACTGGGGTTGAGGAGCTCATCAACCGAAGTCACTCATGACCACAGTTGAAAAGTGTTCTTGCCGATGTTTAGGGATTAGTGGATCGGTAAGTCAGGGACTAGCGTCAGATATGGAATTTCGCGGAAGGTTACAACTTCATGAACGTTAACTGGATGCTTACACACTGCACATACGATGGAGGAGATAGTCTCAGAGAATACGACGTCAGAAGTGACATTGAATCTCTCAGAATTACATTTTTCGCAGATAAGTTTTATATCGGGCATTTTTAACTCATGGATAAGTGATGATCTTAATCAGATTATTAAGAATTTTCTTATTCCAATGATAAGTATAGCAGACGTTTAGATTCTTGAATGAGTGCATAACGTAAAGAGCACTGACGGTGAGCAAGCTGGCAAAGCTTTCAACATCCTACAGTCCAGATAGCGCTCTCTCCGTTGTGGCCAGCATCAGGTGATGGTCGGGTTCCCTACCCGATTGCGGGTTCGACTCCCGCCGCCCAATCAGATCGACGTGGAACCTCGATAATTGCTGTGTGTAGCTGTATTCGGCGGTGGCATGACTCTTCAACCATCCAACATCAGGGGGAGCGAAGATAATGTTCTGATCATGACCACCGCCAATTTTTTCGCAGGCATAGACAAGGGTTCGCTGGCCCCACCCAGCACGCCCTGTGCATTACCGGCTGCCCTTGTCTATGTGTGTGAGTAATTTCCCGCGGTGTGCGCCGCGATAATGAGGGCATGAAAATGGCTGAAAGTCGTATGACCAACGTCCCGGAGTTTCTCTCCGAATTGGACGCCGGTATTTTCGAAAACAAAATCGCCGCCGCGCTGAATACTGCCGCTCTGGGTGTTCTGAATAACGGTGGTAAAGGCAAAGTGTCCATCGAGATTGATGTTTCCCGAATCAGTAATTCGATGGAAGAAAAACGCGTGATGCTGGCTCACAAATTGAAGTTCTCAGCACCTACGCCTCGCGGAAAAACGTCGGAAGAAGACACTACCGAAACCCCTATGTACGTGGGCAAAGGCGGCAAGCTGACCATCATGCAGGAAGATCAGGGCCAATTGTTCACCATCGCCGGAGATCCTGACGGCAAACTCCGTGACGCGCGATAAGCATCGTTTAACCATCCGATAAAAGGAGATTGTTATGTCTCAAGTTTTAGACGCATCAGCAATCAAAGAAGTCCGGGATATGTCCCTTTCTAATCTGCTGGAAGAACGCCTGTCTTCAGCAGACTGCCCTGCTGTTGCTTTGCCTGAATCTGTCCGTATTCATTCGCTTGAAAACCTGCAAGATGGCCGGTTCCGCTTCCGCGGGAAAATGGAAACCGCCAGCATTCAGGATTTCTCCCGCTACTGCAAAGATTACGCAGGCGAAGGCGTCCGCAGCTTCATTAATGCTGACAACATGGCAGCGGTGACTGTGTTTAACCTTGGCACTCTGACTGCACCAGGTCACGCAGATAACATCGCAGTTTTGAAACTGAAACGCACTGCGCCATTCCAGGCTTTGCTGAACATCAATGGCGATAAAAACTCACAGAAGGATCTGGCCGAGTGGCTCGAAGACTGGTCTGAATTCCTGATGGCTTTCACCGCTGACGGAGAAGTGCTGGACATCAAGAAAGCGATCGGCGGCGTCCGTAAAATTACCATCGAAGCATCCAGTTCTGCGGATCATGAAGATAGTGATTTCGGCGCCAAGCGCTCAGTGATGGAAAGCGTTGAGGCAAAAAGCAAAGAAGTCATGCCTGCGGCATTCGAATTTAAGTGCGTGCCATATGAAGGGCTGGGAGAACGCCGATTCCGCCTGCGCTACAGCGTACTGACCGGCGGCAATGCTCCGGTGCTGGTTCTGCGCATCGTGCAGTTGGAAACGGCTGAAGAACTGATGGCGACCGAGTTCCGCGAGCTGCTCGAAACCAATTTCACCGACGTTGAAGTAGAAACATTCATCGGAGAGTTCAAAGCCTGATAGCGCGGCCTTAAATGCCCTGGTCCACTGGGGCATTTAGTGAATCGTTATTACTGAAATTTAATTGCCAATGCTGGCAAGGGATTCGCTCACGCCGAAATCTGGAAATCACTTATTTAGGAATGCAGCCATGAAACTTATTCAACCGGTCACACCAGAACGCAATGCCGATAACTTGGGATATTGGACTCACCCTGATTTCTTCGAACCGGCCAACGGTAACGAATACCCAGCGCCAGGCGAATTTGAAGCGTGGGCAAAAGCTCAGGGTGTCGAGGTTTATACCCTGTCACTTGATGCCGATCCAGCAGCTGACGATATTCAGGCCGCCTATGAAGTAGGCGAAGCTGATGTTTCTGCGTGGAACCCTACTCCGCCAATCGGTGAAGGCTGGTTCCTTGCCTCAATTCACGATACCGAGGACGGCCCTTATAGCGTTTGGTTCCGCCGCAATACTGAAGAACAAGCCGAAATTGCGCGCCTTAAAACCGACTTTTTGGAAAAGCACCAGGTGGCGATCACCGCCGCTTATGAATATTTCAAAGCCTGCCCTGTGGGTAATGAACGCACTATCGCACACCAGATTTATCAGGTACTGCGCACGGCTACGAGGGTGGGCTGAAATGAAAGTTTATATCGCCGGGCCAATGACAGGCCTGCCACATTTCAACCGCCCTGCTTTCAAACGGGCAGCTATAAACCTGTCATTTGAAAAGCATGTGCCACTGAATCCGGCAATCATGCCTGATGGCCTAACAAAAGCTGATTACATGGCTATCGGCCTGACGATGCTGCAACGCGCCGAAGCGATTTACCTGCTTACCGGTTGGCAGTTCAGCGCAGGCGCCAGAGCTGAACATGCGCTGGCCTTAAAGTTGGGTTTGGAAGTAATCGAACAGAGGGAAAGAAGCCATGGCTGAGACAACCCGTTCACATTTCGTCAGGCGGTTTTGCGTGAAAAGAATGCTGAATCTGTGGTTTGTTCCGGTTGAGTTTGCGCCAGCAGTGCCGTCAGGTATGAAAATGCTCTGGTGGCGAGCTGGAAAATATTACGGCCGATTTCGGGTCAGTCAGTAAACCGGTGTGCAGCTGGCTATAATTAAACGTGTGGAGTGATATATGACGAGAACATTAACGCTTGATGAATGGGCTCTCGAAGAGTTTTCCGCGCCAATACCTAGCAGACCAACGCTGATGAGGTATGCGAAAAATGGAATGATATACCCCCTACCCTTTAAAGCTGGGCGGTGCTGGCGTGTTGAAGCATCAGCGCGTTTCATTGGGATAGCTGAGAAGCCTGTGATCAACAA